GTGGTGCCAACGATGCCCATAAACTTGCTCCAAAAGAAATTATAGATGGAATTGCTGACCTAAATGACATTCCAATTGCTGTTCCAGCGGGAACTCCGGCAGCGGTTAACATTACAAATTGTTGGGTCATTCCTTTTAATATCCCACCCATTTGTTTTTTAAGGCCTCCAAAATCTATGGTAGATGCTAACATATCCCCCACTATGGGTATTTTTTTTATCTGACCTTCAAGGCCATCTAACATACCATCGGCTTTTCTTTGAAGTTCATCTTGTAGGTTAACTCGTTTTTCTTCAGTCTTTACAACATCTTTAAGAAGATTAACTTCCTTTTCGAGGTCTTTGTATGCTTTTGTTCTTCTATCTGCTATATTAGATAATTGTTCTTCGTATTCTTCTATTAAGGTTTTTTGTTGTTGAAGATTATCTTTCTCATCTACCATTGAGTCCAATAATCCCTTACGAAGTTTATTTATCTCCCTATAATTTTGTACCTGGTCAGACAATTTTTGATTGAGCAAATCCGCATAGTTTGTCAACAACTGCTCATCTTTGATGGCTTTCTTTCTATTGTATCCACTCTTATCTGCCATTTATACCACTCCGACCAATTAGGATATTATTTCCAAAGACCAGAATCTTTGCGTTCTTGATTGAATTTCTCAATATCCTGTGCTAACTTGTGAGAGGCAGCGCCTAAATCATCGAAACTTTTTCTTATTGTAGGGTCTTTCTCTGCCATTTTTTCAAGACCTTTCAAAAGTTTACGAGCTACAAGTTTTTGTAAAAAATTCATATTAGCCATTATATGTCTCCATTGTTTGTGTATATAAATATCAAAGGGGAACTATTTTCGTGTTCCCCTTGATGATTTCTTCATAGACTCTTCAGTATGCTTTCTTTCAGCCTCTTTAAACTCTACAATTTTATTGATATAAAATTTACGAGCCCAAACAGGCATATTGTAAACATCATTCCAAGTAAACCCACCATTTCCGTGGTATACAAGGTCAAATATATGTCCGTGGAGTTGTTGTCTATATTTAATCGTTAGGCCAAAAAAAGGTCAAGTCGATTGGCAACGACATCTCCCTCCCTTCGCCAGTTTCTTCTGAAATAAATTCCCAAGTTAGGTCAATGTCAGGAGATACTTCTCTTATGTGGTTTCTTAATGCCTTTGAATCAAACGCAAATAATTCATTATCAACAAAGTTTCTAATAGTCTTTAAGTCGTAGTCACCATCTACTGATAGAATACTATGTTTCAAACGAGTTGTTAATTCTGGCATTGTTTCGTTTTTAAGTTTACGATTTGCCTTCTTCAAATCCTCCAACTCGTGTTTAATTTTTCTATCCTTTGATTCCGTTAGAATCATAAACGTGATAGTTCTTTTTGATTGTGGAAGTTTAAACTCAAATTCGTTTTTATAAAGTTCTATTTGAGCTGAACCATCATACTCTACATTATCAAATTGAGTAAGGTCAATCGTTTCCTCTTGGGTATTGCTGGAGAATGGGTCATTTACCATAACCTTATAATCCTTACCATATCCAAGAATACGAGCAGCAATCATAATAGCATTTTTATCACCAATGATTAAATCAACATACTTAATAGGTTGACCTTCACCATTTGAAATGATAAGAGACTGAAATAGTCGGTCAAGTACCGTACCATCTTTGATATATGATTGTGTTGTAAGAATATCTTCTTCTTTTGCCGTCATATATTTCATTTCCACCTTACCACTTGATAATGGGTTGTCTTTTGGATATACTAATCCACGAGATGGTAGTTCGATAATTTCAGTAGGGAATTTGTAGTCACGAAGTTGTTGAGTTTCCGACTCCGCTCTTAATTTTGCAGCAATATCCTTATCGGACATTCCTTTATATTCATCTTGTAAATCTGCCATAACTTCCTTTGTTATATTTTGGTTAACCACATATAAATATGGAAGTCGAAGATTTATAATACAAAAAACCCCCACCGATTGGTGAGGGTTTAATTTTTAATAGGGTTTCTATTAAGCAGCTACGAAAGAATAGTTACCAGCTTCGCCAGTAATTTTCCATGCACCTGAACAATCGAATGTTTCAGGGAACTCGTATCCATCAACGAATTCAATTGCTTCGTAACCATCTTTACCCCAACCACCTTCTGGCAATCCCCACTCAGCAGTAGCTTCTGCGTAAGTGAAAAAGTTTGCGTCATCTGCGTGGTCAACGATAGTACCAGAGTTACCATAAATAGCAACACGGTCTTCTTTTTGTACGATAATTTGAATAGCCATAGCATCTCCTTTTTTTAAATTGGTTAACCTCAAATAAATATAGTCAATTTAATAGAAAACCCCACCAAAGTGGGGTTATCATTTTTCAATTATTATTACAATCCGTATTTTAGTATTGTAAGATAGCGTAATCGTAAGTAAGTGTTAAATCAACTGTAGCAAGGTCTTCACCCGTGTAGTCCATATCAGAGAACTTAGCAGTTTGAATGAAAGCGCCTTTTAATGTCCACTCTTCTACTTTATCACCAACAGGACCCAAACTGTTGAATACGATGTCTTTTTTGTAGAAGTCAGAATAACCATCACGGCCTGTTACCGATTCGTGGTGTAAACGTACCCACTCCATTACTGCTTGTGCAGCGGATGGAACTACTGCGTCATAAAGAGTTACGGTGATGTCAGACCATTCAGAACGACCCTTAACATATCTACGGGTGTTGATGTGGTCGATAGTCACCTTACCATTTGTAATTTCAGGTCTGGCAGCCGTTTTCACCAAGTATGCTGGAATTCCTTCCACATACATAATGAACCTATTGGACATTTTAGGTTCAAAGTTGGTGAACATAATTTCATTTGGGTCAAGTAATTGTGCCATTTATATCTCCTATTGTCTTTCTAATAAATAGTCGTTTCTCTAATTTATGCCTCTGGGAATGCAGCGCCAGTTGGAAGAATGTTGAAGTCAAGTACAATGAATTCAGCAGTCTTGGCTGGTTGTAAGTAAATTTCCCCTACCATAATGTTTCTATCAATCACATCTGGTGTGTTGTTGGAATCATCCATCACCACTTTAAATGCGTACAAACCATTTCTTTGTTGGATTGATTCCAAGTATGGGTTCACGATTGACAAGAATCTATTTCTTGTAGCAGCGGTGTTGTTTTCGAATACCAAGTATCTTGTAGAAGATGCGATGTATTTCTTAACTGCGATTAACAATCTACGAACATTGATTCTATCCAAAGCGGATGGTTTAGCTTGTAGTGTTTTCTGACCGAATACCGTAGCACCTTGTCCAGGGAACGTAGCGATTGGGTTGATTCGGTTAGTGTAAAGTGTATCTCTCTCATCGTGAGTCAAACGAGTCTTAACTTCAAGTACGTTTGGAAGACCACCACGATTCAAACCGGCAGGAGCGTACCATTCAGCACCTACTGCGTCATTGAATGCAATCACACCTGGAAGAACAACACTTGGCGGAACCCAGACTGGCTTGTTCTTATCGGTATCAAGGATTTTAACCCAAGGGTGGTAAGTAGCAACATAGTTTGAATCAAATCCACTCAAAGAGTTAACAACCGTTGCAATCGAATCTTGGTAACCACCAGCATCCATCACATAGAAACAATCCAATCTATCTTCACACATATCTTTAGCGAAAGTAGTTACTGAAGAGTGTAGTCTATTGATAACACCTGGAGTTACAACCATATTGATGTCGTACTCATCCGGGTTAGAGATTGCGTTGATAGCTTTTCTATAAGCAACCGTACCAGCAGCGGTAGCGGAAGAACAATCCAAACCTTGAGTGTTTCCAGCAACAATGTTAGTTCCTGTAAGAACAACTCGGTTTGGCTCCCATCCATCAAAACCACCTTGGAAAGGTACGATGAATTTCAATGCATCGATGTCAGAAGACAAAGAGATTGCGGTTTCAGAACCAACAGTACCAGTCTTACAATCAGCCAAATCAAAGTCAGAACCAACAGTTTCAGTTGAAGCGTCTGGAGTTGGCATCAAGAAGTTCAAGTTATCAGTAACAGAGAAGTCAAAGTTGTAACCCAAGAATACTCTCTTGTTAAACTCACCACTAACTGATTGTGATACTACATAAGATGGTGAAGGAAGTGTGTAAGCACTATTAAGTGGTGAAGTCAAAGCACCAAATCCGAAAGGAACGAGTGTTGAATCAATTGCACCAGCATCAACATCAGTATCAACCTCTACTCTAATATGAGCAGATGCGTTGTTGTAGTCACCATTAGTTGAAACTTTACCATTAGCATCGACAGTAATGTATTTGTCACCAATTACTCTCTTGATGTAGTTTGGTGAGTTAGGGTCAAGGTTAAGACCTGTAAATTCTTCTACAATGTTTGGTCTTGTGTCAGTATCTTGTACACCCTGTCCAAAAATTGAATTAGGAACTTTAGAAGTATCTACTCTTCTAACAATCACACTAAATGTACCATATTCAGAACCTGGCACTGCTGAAGCTGGTTTGATGTCACGGATACCTACTTTGAATTCGTAGTTAGTAGCAGTACCATGAGATAAAGTGTGGAACTTAAACAAGTTAGTAGCAACACCACCAACTTTTTGTGACTTAATCCAAGGAGTAGATGACTCTGAATAAGCTTTTGTATAATCCGTATCAACAAATGATGCAGTTTGAACCGTAACAACCTCACCAGTAGCGAATGACTCTGATTGGAAGGTTGAGAAGTTCATAAATGTGTAAGCATTCTTTGAAGATTTAGGAGCGTATCCGTAAATTTTAGTGATGTAGTTTGAATCACTTGGATTTAAAGATGCTGAAACATCAGTTGATGAAATACCACCACCCGCAAGTGTCAATGAAAAGTTAGATGCAGTTACTACAAGTGTATCACCAGTCGTATTATCAGTTACCAATGAAGAACTGAAGTTAGATTCGATTGTAGATGTAGTAGTAGTGTGAAGTACAGCGGCTACTTTAGTACCAGCAGATGAAGACACAGTCAACACAACAGGTTTTGTCAAAGTATAACCACTTGCACCCAATACTCTTACGATAGTTGCAGCACCAGCTTCCTCTAAATAAGATTGAGCGGTATACGGAAGGTATGAATCTTCAGTAAGACCACCAAACTTTTGTTGGAATTCATTGAATGACTCTACCTTTGTTGGTACAAAAGCAGGTCCTTTGATTGATTGCCCGATAAGAGCAGCACCAATCTCACCAATACCAACAGGTAAGAATGAGAGGTCTTTTTCTCTTGTAAATACGCCAGGACTTACAATTCTTTCAGCCATTATTTTCTCCTAAAATATAATTTTCGGTTTTCCTTATTATAAATACACCAAAAATTAGGGAAACGAATAGTTATTTGTTGGGAGTAAAGGTATTTGTTCCAATATCGTAAGTTCCCTCACCATATTTTTCTCTCAAAACCTTTCCTAACTCAACTTCCTCCTTCCTAGCTTCTCCAAATGAGTTGATTAACATCTGCTTTTCATCTTTTAAAGCTTGGAATCTGGATTCTAAATCGTAAATATCTAATTCGATTTCCCCAAGTCGTGTATTGATAGTCAATACCCTTTGTCGTAACTCTGAAATACTACCGACTTCTTCTTCGGTAAAATTCAATACTGTTTGTTCGTTCATAACATTAAAATTTATTGTTTCAGTATATAAATATGTAAAAATTATTCATTACCACTCTGAATTGAAGGTTCATTTCCACCCATTCGTGGACTATCACCCCAAGATACCTTACCAACCGAAATTCTACGTTTAGTATTGTTGGTCATTGCAGCATATTCTGGAACAATGTATGCTTTAGCAGTCAAATTGATATTTGCCTTTGTAATTCTATCTTGACTCATCTCTGAAATGGTTTCGAATGAGTAAGAATCACCTTTGATTACAAATTTGTATCTATCACCAAATGAACGACCTTGGAAGAACACAATTTGTTCGACAATCTTGTTTACTTGCTCCATATAGTCACACCAAACCACTACTTCGTATTCCAAGTTTACATAATCCGGTCTTTCAACTGACATAAACTCTTTTTTTGGTTGTTGACCTGTTAAAACGGAGAATTGGTCGTATCTATTTGTTCTTGTATACTTTCTTTCAAACATTTGGTGAGCATCTTCGTTCTCAGCCACCTTCAACTTTGATAATTCCGTGTTGATTGAAAGATTGTTTCTTTTGAATGAGATAACAGGTGTTAAAACCATCCCATTATCATCTCTCATAAATCCATCACGTTGTGCACTTGCCCATTTCTCTGGAGAAGCATACATTACTGGAACTGGATAGAATCTACCGTCATCTTCGATGGTAGGTTTTACATCTTTCTCCAAAAATGTCTTGAATGCAGAATCAACATCGTAAATACCAACTGAAATGTTCTTCGCATTGTCTTGGTCTCTACG